ATATGGCGAACCTGATATCGTTATTGACGATGGATCACATACGAGCCTGGCAATCCGAAGGTCCTTCGATCTGCTTTTTAACAGGACTAAAATCTGTTATGTCATAGAAGATTTGACAACTCAATATGAAGAATACTGGACGGCAGGTAATGAATCGTTTTCCGTTATGATTCATCATTTAGTCGACGAGATACTCATGGCGCGGGACATATTGAAATCAATCCGGATTTATCATTCAATTTTATTTTTATTCAAAAAGGGCGGTGACAGATGAAAACGATCGTCGTGACCCAGGCATATTGTCGGGCTGAACTGCTTAATCATTGTCTTAACAGTTTTTATTCACGCCGCCGAAGTGATTTTGAACACTGGATTTTAATCAAGGGATATCCGATAAACCAAAAAGAAAACGACGAGGCCCTTGTCGCCGTGTCTGAAAAATACGGATGTAAATATTTTTTTACGTCCGAGGAAAACGTCGGGGTCCATCAGGGATTAAATCAATTTCTGGCAGAATGTCCAGCGGTCCAGGATCCCGGAACGGCCTTGATAATATTCGAGCAAGATTCAATTGTCGAGCGTCTTTCAACCGGATTTGACGTCGCCCTGTCCGAAACCTTAACGATGTCAAGGGAGTATTGTCCGGTGATTTGCTTATGGGGCCGACATATAGATGAAAAATATTTTAATAATAAGGGGCTTTATGATGAAGGGAAGCGGATCGTCGCCGGGAGTACTTTGCTTTTAACGCCTTCGACGCTTGAGGTATATTCCGTCGCAATATACGACCTTGATTTCGTGCGGAAGATCGGCGGGTTCAATGAACCGAATCCGTTTTATGGTTACTGGGAATGGTTTTTTGCCGAACAACTTTTAAAATACGGATGCCGCCTCGGCTTTTTAACTGAATATCGCGAGGCATACGAGGATATTTCCGCAATGGTTGATTCTGAATATAATCAGTTTAAATTCGACGCCGCACATATTAACCCTCGGTATCAAGGATCCTTTCGCGACTGGCTCAAGGAAAAGCATCCCCACTTATTATAAATTTGCAATTTAAAATTGCACGAAACGCGAGACATGTTGACAAAATGTTTCAAGGTTTTTTATATTTCATAACATGAAATGCGACTTGTCGGAATTCAAAAATATTGAATTGACGGATGAAGGATATTTGCGCGGGCGCGTGACGTTTGCGATTCCCGGCGTTTTCCCTTATGTCCGGAAAAATGGAATAACCCTTGAAGCGAAACTGCCCGAAGATATTCTATCAACCGAAACGATTCAATCAGCCGTCGGCGTCCCGATCACGGACGGACACCCTAAAAATCAAAATAATGAATTCGTAATCGTCACGCCAGAAAACTACAAGGAATTCGCAAAGGGCAGTTTATCGGATCCCCATGTCGAAATTGACGAAACCGGACGACAGGTCGGAACCGGCATCGCGACGATATGGGATTCGGCCTTGATAAAAAAGGTATTATCAAAAAAACAAAACGAAGTCAGCATCGGATTCAAGGACATTGAAGCGATCGAACCGGGACAATACAACGGCGTCAATTATGACATTGCACAAAAAAACATAAGGATAAATCATCTTGCTTGTGTCGATTACGGCAGGGCGGGAGATACTAAAATACACGTTGATCATAAGGAGATACTAACAATGGGTGACGAATCCAAAATTTTAAAAGTCAAATCCCTTGACGGAAAGAGGGAGGTTGTTTTCGATTCAAAGGATGCGTATGACGAATACGCCGCCGCATTGCGAGAAATCGACGAACGCGGCAAGAAAATAACTGCGGATGCCGAAAAGATAAAAGCCGATCAAGCAAGCATTGACGAAATGTCGTCCAGGCTGGCGGCACTTAATCCTTCGACACCGGACCAAAAAGGAATCAGGGAAGGGGACGCTTTGATTAAGGAAATTGAAACCTTGACCGCATCCCTTGAGGCCGCAAGCGCAAAATTAACCGCCCTTGAGGAAAAATACGGGGCGGCAATGGAAGCGATGCCGGAAATGGTAGATCAGGCCGCGAGCGAAAAAGTCGGGCTTATAGAAGATGCGAAAACCCTGGGCGTAAAATGCGACGGGTTGAATTCGGTCCAGATAATGCGCGAGATCATCAATCAGTATTTCCCGTATAAAGCGGAAATCAAGGTTGACGAACTTGACGTTCCGACAATCAAGGCCCGATACGAAGCCGCGATAGAAATCGCGAAGATTAAAAACAATAGGTTCGATGTATCATCCCCGGTTTTTAAAGTCGATCAGGCCGAAGGCAAGCGGGAGCGATTCATGAACCCGTACAAGTTTGAAAAAGAAAAAAACAGAGGTGAAAAATAATGCCTATACCCAGCGAAGATCTTTATACAATGAAATCACTCGGCGCGGGAAAGATTGCACGCCATGACCCCGCATTGATGATTGAAACAATGGCGAACGGTGACAGCGTTGTTATTCCGTTCGGTTATGCCGCAATGAGGGATTCAACCGATCCGATACTCGGAAAAATTTTCGCAGATTCAACAGCGGAATTTGTCGGGGTCGCGGTCAATTCGGTTGATACCCATGAAACCGATTCCGACAAAAAGGCGTATGAAGTCGGGGCGGCGATGGGAATCTGCACAAGGGGTTCCGTGATGGTTGTTGTTGAGGAAGCCGTAAAACCCGGCGATGCGGTCAGGATCAGACATACCGCCCAGGGCGACGGCGTAAGGCTTGCCGGGATGTTTTGCACCACGTCCGACAGCGGGAAAACGGCAGTCGTAACGGGCGCAAGATGGGATTCGGAAGTCACGGCGTCCGGAACTGCCGCAGTATATCTTAACGGCGTATTTTCGCTAACAGCGGACGCTTAAAAAGGGGGATAAAATAAAATGCCTATATTTGATCAGAATTTAATAACAGCGGATGATCTTAAACAGATTGAGGATGTCCTTTACACCCCGCGCGAAGAGGAAATGCCGGCGCGTCGTTTACTGAACATCAACAGGTCATATGAATCATTCGCAAGGGAAATCGGATTCGATTACTATCAGCGCGAAGGATCCGCGAAGATTCTTGCGAGGGGCGCGAGCGCGAATGACGTTCCGTTCGTCGGCGAGAAGGGCGGAAGATGTACCCAGGCCGTTTACGACATCGCGTCCGGCATAAGATACACGAAGGCTGAACTTGACGCAATGGCCGCGAAACGAAGGCTCGGGAAAGGCCCGGCGATTCAGATTGACACCTTGAAAATTGAAGCCGCAAGGAGATTCATTCTTGAGGAAGAAAACAAAGCGACCTTTCTGGGCGCGTCCGGCCTTTCATCCGGCGGGACGAACTACAATATCAAGGGCCTTCTTGATTCCAGTTTTTACGGGACCGATCTCGGAACGAAGGAAAACGTCGCGACAACGACCGCGAATCCGAAAAGCGTTTCGACCAATGCCGATAAAAGACTATGGGTGAACAAATCGACCCAGGAAATTCTCGACGACCTTTTCACGGGAATGAGTACAGTCGAAAACAAAGGGCTTTTCAAGGCCCGCGCCCTTGTGCTTGCCCCGGCAAGTTTTAACATACTGCGAAAACCTTATTCGCAATATGCTTTGCAGACGATTCTCACCTGGCTGAATTCGGAAGGTCTGTATTTTGATACGATCATCCCGACAAGGGCAATGGCGTCAACGTACAACGGGGACACGGTCAATTATTTCATGATAATTGACAATGATCCGGAAATCGCCGAACTCGCAATAACATACGACATTAATCTCGGGAATCCGATTTATGACATTCTCGGGACGTCTGAAATGGCCGTGACCGAAGGGTTCGGGGGCGTCATGCTTCGACATCCCGCCGCCGTTTACGTCGGTAAAGGAATTTAGCATGTCTGCGGCGACCACCGATGATATGATCGCAATGATCCCGGAACTGGCTATCATCAGTTCCGGGACCGTTGTTTTATATCTTGATGACGCCGCATTGCAGATACACGACGTCGAAGAAGATCACGCGTCATATAATATGCTTCATCGTTATATGACTGCGCATCTTCTCGCCGTGAATAACATCATAAAAGGGGAGGTCGAATCCGAAAGGGTCGCGGACGTCGCGGTTTCGTATTCGGTCCCGCAGAAATCGGAAAACTATTCCGATAAATGGGAGCGAAAATACTTTGACGTCCTGGCAAATATTCTCGGAATCGATTATCGATTTTCATGATCAAAGACGTCGACTTTACTAATACCATTCTCGGACAAATCGCCGAACTCCGGGACACGGAAATAAAAGTCGGTTTTTTTGGTGATGAAAATTCAAAACTTGTTTTGATCGCCGGGGTTAATGAATTCGGCGCAACTATAAAAAGCGAAAAGGCGCGGAAATGGCTTTTCGCACATATGAAGGCCGCCGGGATCCCTGTAAAATCCGGGGCCGGACAGGGGAAAAAGTTTATCACTATTCCCGAACGTCCGTTTTTTAGAAACGCAATTGACAACGAAGCGACAAAGGCTCGGGCCTTATCCCTTGCGGTCAAGGCGTACGACGCAAGCGGGGATTTTCGACGGGTTCCGTATGCAATCGGGGCTTCGTTCGTTTCGTCGATACAGGACAGCATTAGAAGCAATATCGCACCGGGGAATCATCCGTTTACGCTGGCAATGAAGGGAAGCGAAAAAACCCTGATAAATAATTCAAATCTTTTATTCGGGGTGACATTCAGGGTTGATAAATGAGCATATTAAACCCGTCAAGGGCAATTGATCGATATCTTGTCGATCATCTTGTTTATGAAAGTTCTCGTGAATATGTTGACGGGGAAAATGTCGAAACCTTCCCGACGTCCGGATCGCGGAAAATGGCGGGGTTTCAATTGACCGCCGATTCGCTGAAATATTTGCCGGAAGGGGCGTACGATATACAGGATTTTAGATTTTACGACAAGGAGACCGCCCCACTTACGGAACGATATGTTGTTGAAAGGCCGAACGGGTCCAGGTATAGAATAGCCCAGATTTCGGATCGCAGTTTTGAAGGCGGTTTTAATTCATATCTTGCGAAAAAGGTGAAGGCGAACGATGATCCCCTGGAGTGATATAAAAAAAATATTTGCTGACACGTCGCCTATTCTTGCGGCAGTTAAGGCCGTTTATCCTACTTTTAAATTGATACGGGCAAATCAACCAGGGGATGCCCCGGCATATCCGTTCGGGACGTATATGATAATGTCAGACGGTAACGAATCCCCGCATCAAAACGTAAAAGAAAACGCGGTTGACGGGGATGACGAAACCTTGATCAATGTCACGCGATACGAAAAAACGAAAATAAGGATCAGTTTAAATTTTATTGATAAAAACGCGGTTGAAAAAGCGTATGCAATCGCGGAAATATTTTTCAGGTGGTTTATCAGCACGTCCGGAAAAGAGTTTTGCATGACAAATAATCTCGTTCCGATTTTAATAAATCCGCAAATACAGGACCGGACTATTTTAACCGACGATTTAACATGGGAGACGCGATGGGGATTTGATGTTCGATTCGACACGTCAACGACAACGACCGAACAGATCGAAACCGTCGATGAAATATCAATAACATCCGAGGTAGACGGCGAGAACGAGGAAACGTACATCGTCGAAATGACGGATGAATAAACGAGGTGAAAAATGGCGTATATAAACGACATAAGTATTCAGATCAGTTTAGCGACACTTGCGCTGACTGAAAAATCATTCGACCCGCTTATCCTGGGAATGGGCGCGGTCGGAATAAGTGAAAAGATTTATACGAATGCCCAGACGATTTTAACAGACATGATTTCGGACGGGTATTTGTCAACCGACGTCGAATATCTTATGGCGGCGGCCCTTATGAGTCAGGACGTTCAACCGGAGGTCGTTAAGGTTTTAAGATGTCCATCGTCCGGAACGTACGTCGAGGCGTTGACGGATTTAAGGGGGACCGATGACGCATTTTACGGCGTCATGATCGACTCCCGAACCGTCGCGGATTTACAGGACGTCGGAACCTGGGCTGAATCGAATTATAAAATGTTTATAGGTTGTTGCGACGATCTATCAGTTTTAACGGACAGGAACGGAATGCGGGAAGCGTATCTCTTGCACACGACCCCGGAAGATTATCCCGAGTGTGCATGGGTCGGGAAATGCTTGCCGAAACAGCCCGGATCGGTTGACTGGAAATGGAAAACTTTAACGGGCCAGACGGCGTCGGAATTTACATCGACCGATTTGTCAACGATCCGAACGAATCACGGACAGGCGATTCAAGAACAGGACGGCGTATCGTTTACAAACGAAGGGATAACGACATCCGGACAGTTTATCGACACAATAATCGGGCGCGACTGGGTCCAGAACCAGATGGAAATCGAATTACTCGGCCTGTTATTGAAAAACGATAAAGTCAGTCTTGACGACACCGGAATTTCAATGATCGAATCAGCAGTCAGATCGGTTCTTAAAAGGGCCGGGGATGCCGGGATCATTGCGCGGGCCGTGTCCGATGACGACCTGGTTTTGTCGGATGATAAAAAGTATATGTTTCAGGTTACCGTTCCGAAACGTGCCGACCTGTCCAGCAACGACAGGGCCGCTCGGGCATTGACGGGCGTAAAATGGGTTTATTATCAAGCGGGCGCGATTCATACGCTTGCAATCACCGGCCTGATAACGGCCTGATAAACGGAGGAAAAAATGAGTCAGTTTTTAGGTACATACGACCCCGAAAAAGTGAGCGTCATAATCGGCGGTCTTACGATGTCAGGTTTTGCGGACGGTGATTTCGTCAAGATCGCCCCCCAGGATGCGGACCTTTACAAGATCCATGTCGGGGCGCACGGGGAAATGGCAAGAACGAAAAATTCAAATAAGGTCGGTTTCGTGACCTTTACTTTGAAGGCGACAAGCCCTTCAAATAAGATCCTTGACGCGATGAAAAATTCCCCGACCCCGGTTCCGGTCATGGTAAAGGATTCATCGGATTCAGCCTTTATCGCATCGGCGGCGAACGGATGGGTCAATAAACAACCGGAAGTCAGCAGAGGTTCGGAGGAAGCGAAAATCGAATGGGTTATCGCTTGTGATGAACTCATGATGTTTCATATCTAAATATCAAAGGTGGTTGTCATGGATGTGATTATAATCAATGTCGAGGTTTTCGGAAGGCGATACAAGTTACAACATCCTGGGGCGCGTGAATGGTTGAAATTAAAACAGGTGATGTATAAACCGAAAGATGATTCACTTGATTTAATCGTTGTACTTGATTATTTTTTCGACCATTGCTGTTTCCCGGAGGTCGGGGAAAAATTATCGATCGATTCGTTCGGCGCGTCTGCGGAATCAATGATCGAACTGGAGGCATGGGGCTTGATTGCCCCCCGGTTTTTGCGAGGGGTCATTTCCGACGGATATATATACCCCGACGATGATTCAGGTAAATCAGAGGACATGGACGCGGGATATTATCGAAAACAGTCTTGATTTGAAAAGTGAATCGGTTTTCAGGGACAGGGTAACAAAACGACTTGATTTCTGGAAACCGATAGTCAACGGGGTTTTGTCGTATTCGGAAGCGTCGCGAATGCACCCCCAGGAATTGAAGGAAATTTGCGCGGCGTTAAATATGAAAGGCACGGGGCTTTAAACTATGAGCGAATCCGGGAGAATGCGGGACCTTTACGTCGGTATAAAGTTCAAGGACGAAGCATCAGCCGAGGTAGCCCGCGTAAAACATTCAATGGATGCCGCGAAAGAGGCAGGACGCGAATTGATGGCCCTTGCCGGGGTGGGGTTCGGCCTTGAAAAAATGAAAGATATTGCAGTTGAATCGTTGAAACTTGCCGCAAATCTTGAATCCCAGCAGTTAAAATTAAAACAGCTTTCCGGGGAAGATTTTCCCGAAATAGAATCCGCAATAAAACGGGCGAAGGCTGAATCGGGCGGAATGATCGACGATTCTGGATTGATCGAGGCCGCGAATAATGCCTTGAAATTCAGTTCGTCGATGGGGTTCGTGAAAAACAATTTGTCCGAGGTTCAGAAACTCGCGACGATGTCCGGCGGCGATATGTCGTCAATGATGGAAAAAATGGCGGCCCTGATTGAAGGTTTCGGGGGGCCGCGTGTTTTAAAGGGGATCCCGGTTTTAAGAAAATACAAGGATGAATTTAAAACCCTTGCCGCGATACAAGGCGAGGCCGGAAAGATTGCCCGCGAACAATGGCTGAATTCAATCCTTGCGAAAGAGTCGGTCGCAATCGGTGAAAAATACAACGAGGTTTTGAAAACGAATGCCGCCCGATTGCAGAAATTAAAAGTCATATGGGAAGAAACGAAAGAGGCGTTCGGCACAAGTCTTTTCAAGGAATACGGATCAATATTCGATACGTTCGATCGAATTCGCGGGCACGTCCTTGCATTCATGGAGGATTATAAGGGATTTTCCGAAGGGGCGATTGCAGTTTATGACGTTTTGACGACGATATTATCGCCGTTGAAAGGGGTTTTAAAATTATTTGATGCGGTCCTTATTGTCATTGAGGACGTCATGGCATATACGCGGGGGTGGGGGTCCGTCACCGGCGACAATATCGTAAAAATAAAAACTTTGCTTTCATCCGTCGGGGCATTCTGGCGGGAACTTGTCACAAGTATGAAAAACGCGATATCCGATTTCTTTTCATATATCGTTGATATCTTTACAGCGATACCGGCAAAGATTATCGACAGCATTATTTCGATCCCTTCAAGAATCAGGGAGAGCGTACCGGACATAAAAGCGGCGGCGATGTCCGTTATGGATTCAATAAAAGAAAACGTCGGAATCGGAATTGAACACCGGGCGGGCGGCGGAAATACGAATGCCGGACAATCGTATCTTGTCGGGGAACACGGTCCCGAAATATTCAGATCATCGACGCCTGGAACTATTGTCCCGAATAGTCAAATCGGGGGATCGATCACTATATCGTCGATCGTCGGAAACATGGTTTTTAACGTGTCCGGCGGCGAGGAGGCCGCTGAGAAGGTCCGATCGGCGGTCCTGTCTGTCCTTGACGAAATAGGAAAATCGGATCTTCGCGCCGCCCTGGGGATGTCATTGTCATGAGCATATCAGGATTAACTAAAACGATTTTCGGCGGTCGCGCTCATGCGTATTTAAGCGACGAAATTGACGACGTCCTTTTTAATGTTGTCGTCGATGAAAGTACGTCGGATTCAAACGACGTCACGGCGCACGCAATCGAGGACGGATCCGACGTCGAGGACCATGTCGTCGGAAAGCCCCGAACCTTCGCGATAAACATTATTTTGTCAGATGATACGATCGATTTGCTTGATCCGATGTCGGTCGTTAATAGATTTACGGCAACGATAAAGGACCGGGAAGAAATTCTTGAGGACTGGAATGAATTAAAAAAGGTTTTAACCTATTATGCCGTTGATCGCGATATTGAGGACGTCGTTATTCAATCCATGACTCGCAGAAAATCACTTGATACGGGAAGCGGCCTCGGATTCAGCTTGACGCTTTGCCGGGTCAATATCGTCGATTCTGATACGGTCAACGTAAAAGTCAAGCCCGCGCAAAAAGCGAACACGCAAACAAAAAGTAAAAGCGGGACGGCGAATCAATCGAAACTTAAAGAAACCGGGAAACTGATTCCATGACATACGAATTTGATTACATTCCGATTTCAAAAAGCGAGTGTCCCGTATCGAAATACATGACACTGGATAACGTCGTTTATATTTTCAGCTTTTTTTATAATACTTATTCGGATACATTTTCGGTCGTTATCAAAGACGCCGACGAGAATGTTTTATATTCAACCCGGTTGACGTACGGCGCGAATTTAATAAATGCCGTCGTAAATGGACTTGATCTTATTTATGCGTTTATTCCGATGAACCTGGACGACTTGTTCACGGAATTGCAGATTGACGATCAAACGGTCAACGGCGACAATATGGGGAATACGGTTAATTTATATTACAATGGCCGATCTATTTAATAAATATTGCAAGATGACAATCGGCGACGCCCATGCGCGGGTATTTGAATCGCCGCCGTTTTCTATTGAATTTGAACAAAAAATCGCGGGCGGTGTACCGAACGGAATCACGGCAAGGCTTTTTAATCCGAATCCCGACACGATATCAGCGGCGATGCCGAAAAAAACCGGCGGCGTATATCAGATGCCGCAAGTCATTATTGACGCCGGATATGAGGACGAGCATGGCGTTTGTGTCCTGGGGCAGATATACGCGGCGGAAATAAAACGAAAAAGCGCGGACGCATCCCTTGAACTGAAAATATCGGATCAGACATCGAAATGGAGTGGGGCCGTCATAAATAAAACATATCAGAAAATGACAGCGACGGCGATAATAAACGCGATTCTGGGCGAGGTCGGAATCACGCCGGGGTCGATAAAACTGGGAAAGGAAAAACGATACGAAAAACCGTTCGCAGTCGGATCCCTGTCCTGGGCGTTGGGGCAGATATGCCGGGACACGGAATCGGACTTGTATTTCTCGTCGGGGGTTGTAAACATTCAGCCGAAAACACCGGCAGGGACAAAGACGGCGGCCTTTTTAAGTTCAGGATCCGGACTTGTAGGAAGGCCCGAGAAAACAAATATCGGAATCAAATTTCAGACTTTATTTTTATACAAGCTGAACGGGGGATCCCTGGTAAAAATAGAATCAAAAAATATAAACGGCTTGTATTCGATAGTGTCAGGGACGAAAAAGTTTTCATCATTTCAAGGCGCGGAATGTGAATTCGAGGCGGTCGCGGTATGAGCGCGGAATTTGCGAAATTCATGCAGGATTTTTTTTCTGAATTTGCGAAGCGGATTCAACTCGGTTTACCGGCCCGAATAATTCGTTTTGATAAAAGTAAAATGCGGGCCGATGTCGAGTTTTACTTGCAATCTGAAAACGAAAAGGGGATTGCCGTCAATTATCCTGTCATTTCCGACCTTCCCGTTCAATTTGTTTTTGCCGGGGGATATTACATTCGACCCGATTATCAATACGGTGATAAAGTATGGGTTACGTTTTCGACGTTCGATATATCCGACGCTCTTTACGGCGTTAAAAGCATTGAAAGCGGCAGTTTGTTTAATCTGAATAACGCCGTCGTTTCGGGTGGAATCGCTGAAAATAATTTCACCCCGCCGTCGGAATTTTCAGCCGAGGACGGATTATTGATCGGCGAAAAGTCGGGGAATGCGTTCATGATATTCGGAAAGGAATCGATAAAAATGAAATTTTCAAAGGGCGGTATCACGCACACTTTCGACGCGACTGGAATTCGATCAGGGGCAGATATTCAATGGTCGGACGGGGCGCACTCCGGACTATCTCATGTTCATTCGGTTGTCGGTCCGATCGTGACGGGGCCGCCAATAGGATAAAGACATGGAATTGAAAACAATAAAAATTGTCGACAATGATATTTCGATAACGGACGGCGCGACGGATATTTTAACTGATACCGAGGCGATGTCGCAGATCGTAAAAAATGAATTGAAATTATGGCTCGGTTCATGGTGGAAAGACACGACGCTCGGAATCGACTGGCTTAAATTGCTTGAGGAAGGGGATATCGACAGAATAAAAATTGCAATGTTGAAAATTTTAAGGAAAGATACAAGAATAATAAAAATTCAAAATTTGAGCCTGTCAATCGACAGGCAGACACGAGCGTGTACTGGGTCATTTATTTTGCAAACTACAATCGGACAAATATCGGGGTCAATATGAGTTATGGAATAACAGATCAGGGATTTATTCTTAAAACCGAAGATGATATTTTTCAGGAAATGATCGACGACGCGCTCCTTCCTGAAAATTTCGGATCAACCCAGGACGTATCGATTTACGACCCGATCGGACAGATTATCGCGGTCGCGGCGAAGGCACTCGCGGACGTCTGGGAAAATATGGAAGATGTTTTTTATTCCGCATTCGTTGACACGGCAACGGGAATAAATCTTGACCGTGTCCTCGCCCTGGGGGGGTTCACGCGAAACGCGGCACAACCCGCAACCGTGACGATTACATTTACGGGGACGATCGGATATGCAATTTCAGCGGGAACGATGCGGGTAAAAACCGCCCAGGATGTCGAATTTGAAAACGTGTACGCCGGAACGATCGGGGCGGGCGGGACGGTTGATATAATTTGCAGGGCGATAACGGCAGGGGCCGACGGCCTGGTTCCGGCGAATACCGTCAATATTATTTCGACCCCGGTGGCCGATGTGACGGCAGCGAATAACGCCCTTGCGTCAAGGGACGGAAAAGATCAGGAAACCGACGCGGCATTCAGATATCGATATAAACAGCGCGGGACCGCCGGGGGATCGTCCGTACCGGCGATTATAGCGGCCTTGTCGAATGTTTACGGCGTTACACGCGTCAATGTTTTTGAAAACCCGACGCATTTACTGGACAGTGCGGGAAGGATGCCGAATTCAATCGAATGTCTTGTCGCCGGGACCGCATCGGACGAAGATGTCGCGAACGCGATTTATGGCGTAAAGGCGGCGGGCATTGAGACAATCGGACTTGACGTCGAGGTCGATGTCGAAGATGAAAACGGGGACACGCATCCGATTAAATGGACCGTACCCGAAGAGGCTTTGATAAATGTCCTTGTCAGCATAAAATCGAATGATGACTGGACGGATGACAATGAAACATTGATTAAATCGAAAACGGTTCAGGTCATAGGTGGGGCAGATACGATCGGATCGACTGTCACGGATTACGACGGACTCCTTGTCGGACGCAATATCGAAGCATGGCAGATAATCGCGAATTTTGACGGCATCGAAGGAATGGACGAGGTCGATGTTTATGTCGCGTTTTCTCCGGTCGTTCCGACGACTGGAAAATTTCTTGAAATGCCTTATAATAAATACGGGAGATGTGACACGTCAAACGTCACGATTCAATATGTATGAGCGCGATTGATTATCTTGATAAATTTACTCAGTCATTTTTAAATCGGGAACCGACGTCGAATCTCGGGAAATTATGGAAAATAATATCCGATCAGATTGACGAGGTTACTGATCAACTGGATTTGATTCAGGAAATGCAAGATCTCAACGCGGCCAGCGGCGTTATTTTAAATTATATCGGCGAAGGATTGAATCAGATCAGGGCCGGTGGACAGGATGACGACGAATACCGATTATTTCTAAAAGTTGCGTTAATGGCCCGATATTCGGGCGGGAATATTCCAGATCTTGTCACGATCGGCGACGCCGTTGATGAAGATGATCCCGACAGAATGATTCGGCCTTATGAATTGCCGTATGAACCGGACACGATTTTTCTTGATGCGATGGATGTTTTCGACGGGGCTGACCCCCTGTCCCCTTCCGAGGCGATGCCCGCTTCCTTTCATAGCGATATTGAACAATGGATGGACGATACCGACGTTCCCTTAAAACAGGCACTCGTCGCCGACAGCCTTCGTGCCGGGGGAATTTTCGGAAAATTTCACATGTTGTATAATATAAATAAAAGCGACATGACGGCATATGCCGGGGATCCGGCGTCCGGAACTTATATTGCGCTCGGGAACGGACGGACCCGCCCGCCCGATCCAGGCGACACCGGACTTGAAAACGAGGTTTATCGGGCGGCGTGTTCGCATAGCACAAGCGGAGGGGATCCGACCTGGTACATCAATATTGCTGAAACCGACTTGAATGAAGATGAAATAAACGAGATCGCCCTTTTTGATTCGATCCCAGCCCTTGTCCTTAAAGCGTCATGGGAAAACGGCATCCCGAAAAACGAGGCGATAATAAATACATATCAAATAATCGAGGACGTGTAAAATGGGATATAACGAAACTAAATACAGGACATGGAATAGGACGACCCCGAACGACGGTCTGTTATTAGAGGCCGAATTTCAGAGGCTTTACGACAATTTTATCGCGATTGTAAATAACGGGGGCGCGGCCCCGACTGCTGACATGATGGCCCTTTATGCGTCAATACAAGCGATTCTGCCGACGATTTACGCACGGGGTTCGTTGATCGGCGGTCTTTTATATCGCGACACGTCACACTGGCCGTATATCGGGCCGGGACTTTACGAGGTTTATGACGGGACACTTGTAAAACTGACCGCAAGCCTTGACCCGTCAACCGGGGGACTACTCGGCGACGCAACGGCGCGGGCATATTATCATTATTATGTCATGATGAATAACGCCGGGTCGGCAAAATTACAGCTTGCGACAGGGCATTCGGTCGGGAAAACGTATGACGTAAATACGATCACCGGCGGAAATACGATAAACGTTGACGCGAGCGCGGGCGGAACCCAGCCCGCCGCCGGTATGATCGCGGTCCTTGAATCCATAACAGCGTCGGGAGAGGTCGGTTTTTATCCGATCGCCTCGGTTGTCGGTTCCCCTGTGACTGCAATCGTTTTATCGGGGTCGGTTACGAACCAGGGCGCGAAGGCGGGGACGTGTAAAATATACTATCCGCACTCCACCCTGCATGGGGCGGGAACGGCGGCGCATATTACAACGATGTCAGAGATGTTGAAATATACCCCGGCCCCGGACGATGATTTATACGCGACC